CCAAGTGTTCCACTTCGTGCACTGCAGATCGGCACCTACACAGGTGATGCCACGCAGTGGCTACTTACTAATCGAGAGATTGAATATCTAGATGATGTAGATACATGGGAGGGCAGTGAAGAGACCGCCCATAAAGATTTAGATTTTGTTTCAGTAGAGGCTTACTATGATTCAAGATTCCCAAAGGATGGAAGAATCATAAAGCACAAGATGACCAGCGATGACTTCTTTATTCGTAACGCTAGTTCATATAACTTCATATACATCGATGGGGATCACACAGCCCTACAGACCGCTATGGATGGCTTGAATGGCTTTAGGCACCTGGAATCAGGTGGGGTGATGGCATTTGATGACTACCTCTGGAATTATGGCGGAGGAGAGTACAGAGAGCCTAAGAGGGGCGTGGATTGCGTTCTTAATCTCTGTAAAGGCGAGTACACAATGATTGAGTCTGGTTATCAGGTATGGATTGAGAAGTGCTAGTAGTTATCTATGGGAAAGGATTATGGCCCACTTGGCATGAGGCTCTTGGAACAGACTCTCCCTTTTGGGAAGGCTTCTCATCAATTGAGAAAGTTATAGAGGTTGATAAGTTAGATTTCCCTTTACAAGAAATTTGTAAAAATTACAACAAGTCCGTATTAATACCGCTATCGGTAGAAAACAATTTAAATCATCCAACAGGATGCCTTACCTTAGTCTCTTCAAAAGAAACTATAAATACTTTTCAAAACAAAGATTTGTTTTATAACTTTTTAGAAAGCAGTGGTTTAAAAGAGTACTTTCCAAAAACTATAGAAGTAACTTCATCTACCCCAGAGTTTCCATTCATAATGAAAAGATTAGATTTGTATGGAGGCGTAGGTGTAGCCTTAATCTGGGACCAAGAAAGATATGAGTGGGCTCTAAATAATCATCGCTTTAAAGGACAGCGTTACGTTGTACAGGAGTACATAGAAGGAGATGCGGAGTATGTAACGCAGGTTATGTGCAAAGATGGGGATCTACTTTGGCATTGTACCTTTGAAGGTCCAGTACCAAAAGATGGAAAGGTAAACATGGGACCTTTTGCAAATAAGGCTATAACTATAGAGCCAGAGGTTCTTGAAATATTTCGTAAGATATTTAAACTGGCAAATTACAGTGGTCCAGCAAATGTAAACTTTAAACTTCGTGATGGTAAACCAGTTATATTTGAAAGTAATCCTAGATTTGGTGGAACAATGTTCTTACCAATGTTTAGACCACAATTAAAACAATCTATAATGACTTTATTAAACAATGCCTATCTACAAACAGAAGGTCAAGATGTTAGATAACGCCTGCTTTGAAGTCTTTCATACTGCTACTGGAAATGAATTAAGAAACAAATCTTACGAGGGCATTTTAAAATCTATGTCCTTCTTGCCACGCCTTGGCTCGGAGACTGTATATCTAAATACAGCAGAGAAGGCGAAGGAGTTTATAGATAAGACACCAGAGTTTAAAGTAAATACCGTAACTGACTTCTGTAAGCCAGGAGAGACCTTTCCTCCAAGTTCTGGTGTTGTGGGAGTTTGGGCAAGTACTTACTTGGCATATAAGAAATTTTTAAAGTCGGATAAAAGTGTACTTATACTTTTTGAAGATGATATTACGTTAAGTTCAAACTTTAAGAATGTTGCAACTTTATATATGGGAGAACTCATGCCTATATGGGATTTCTTTTCATTCTTTGTTCCTGATGATTCTTTATTTGCGTACAATCAAAATGACCACGATATTGGTGAAGAGTATGTTTGCAAGTCTTATCAACAATGGTCCTGTGCTGGGTATGCTGTCAGTAGGCGAGGAGCAGAAAAAGCAATTGCTGATATTGAATCAAGAGGAATTAATTGCCCTATAGATTGGTACATTTTTAATTTTAGAATGAAACAAGAAGAAAACCAGATGCGGTTTAATACTTTTACAGTAAAACCACAGGTATATAGACCTATAAAGTTTTTATTAGAAGCAGCGCAATACAGTCAAATACATAACGGTAGTACAGAACTACTTTAGTTACATACCGCCGTATAACAACACTGTGGTTGTTGGATCTGCAGAAACCTGTCCTTGAGTACCTTGAGCACCAGTAGTTCCCTGAGAACCTAACGTTCCCTGAGAACCTAACGTTCCCTGAGTTCCTTGAGCACCGTTTGAACCAACAAATCCTTCAAGACCTTGAACGCCCTGTACGCCTTGAGTTCCTTGTATGCCTTGGGCTCCATCAGTTCCTTGTGTACCCTGGGCTCCAACATCACCTGTACGAGCAAATGTAATTAATACATCATCTAAATCTGAAAGAGTTCCATTTCCAGATACGTAAGAACCGTTAACAGTAAACCATCCAGTGTTGTCTGTTAAAGATGAGATTGTGTAAAGTTTAAATACACTTGTATCTAATTTTTTAGATATACGGAAGTGACCTTTAATTGTTGAGGTTGAATCATCGATTGTTTGTAAGAATGAAGAGATATCTGTCGAATCATCATTACTTGCATCAATATACATTGCAGTAGCAGATGTTGGAGATGCGTTAAATCTTAAGTTTCCAGTTCCTGGATCAGCATTAGTAGTACTTGTTAAGAAGGTGTAGTCAAAGGTGGCTCCACCAAAACTACCAACAGTACCTTGAGTACCAAGAGTTCCTTGAGTACCTGTAGTTCCTTGAGAACCGACAGTTCCCTGTGCACCGACAGTTCCTTGGCTACCATCTAAACCTTGAGTTCCCTGTACTCCTTGAGTTCCCTGAGTACCTTGAGTGCCCTGGGTTCCTTGAGTTCCTTGAGAACCTAATGTTCCTTGGACTCCTTGAGTACCTTGTGCACCAGTAGTTCCCTGAGTACCTTGAGTACCTTGTGTACCCTGTGTTCCTTCTGGTCCTTGTAATCCCTGTGTACCTTGAACGCCTTGAGCGCCGACAGTTCCCTGTGCACCAGTAGTACCTTGAACTTGAGTTACAGTTGTATTAATTACCTGTGTTCCAGCATCGTAGGTAAATGTAATACCTGTTTTACTGCCGCTATTTAAGGCATTTGCAATACGTGAATTTGTAGCATATTTATTTACAGTACCTTCAGAAAGATCATCTGTAGTGCTTAATGCCGAACCTGAGATAAGTCCAGCAATTGCATCTTCATCAAGAAAGTATGGCAAACTAGCATAAGCAGTACTACCATCACCAATTTTAAATTTATTATTCGTAGTGTCGTAACAAACTTCACCAGCATATGGTGTCGGGTTATTTGCAGTCCATTGACCAGCAGTTCCTCGTCGTATTTGAATGCGTACTGATGACATTAAATTACTCCTCCACCATCATAAGAAAGGGCATAAACATCCGACCCACCTGCTTCATTTCCACCATCAATTGTTGCTGAATAAGAATCACTTCCTCCAGCCTCATCTCCGCCTTCAAGTATATCTGCTGCTGCGTTAGTAACAATCTCAAACCACTGTGCACCATCAAATACAAACAGATTCTTTGCATCTGTGTTGTAGTAGATGTCACCAGCGTACCTGCCTGTAGGCGCAGTGCCTACGGCAAGTACGTTGATAGGTACTAGGGCTCTTTTACTCACGTATTAAGCCTTTACTACGACCCGATAAGTTTCACCTGATTGTGGAGCAACTGCAAATCCGATAGTTACAGCAGATGTAGTTGATGCAATTACATCAGTGACTACCTCGTTATAAGTAGCGTCTTGAACAGTTACTAACACATCTCGTGTTCCAAGACTGTGTGTAATTGTGAAAGTTGTTGCTGAGTATGGAGATACTGGAGTAATAGTCTCTGCGTAAGTTCCAAGTTGACCAGATGTACCTTGAGCACCTAAAGTTCCTTGAGCACCAGTAGTTCCTTGGGCTCCAGCAACACCAACAGCACCAGATAGATTTACTGTCCATGAAGCGTATGTTCCAGTACCAACTTTGCTGGTTTTGTTAAATACAAGGGCGCCAGTTCCAGAGTTGTAAGAACTTACAGTACCGTATTGAATGTTAGAGACATCGTAGGCAACAGTGATGTCTTGACCAACAGAGTAATCAACTGCTAGATCTGTAACCGTAATTGTTTGAGTACCAGAAGTTCCTAATGTAAATGATGTTGTAGAGGTTGTGGAGTACTTATCTCCATCAAGACCAGATGTACCTTGTGCACCAACAGTTCCCTGTGCACCTTCAGTTCCTTGAGTACCTTGAGCACCTTCAGTTCCTTGAGAACCTACAGTTCCTTGTGAACCCACTGTACCTTGTGCACCAACAGTTCCCTGTGCACCTTCAGTTCCTTGAGTACCTAAAGTACCTTGAGTACCTTGAGTACCATCAGTACCTTGAGAACCAAGAGTACCTTGGGTACCTACAGCACCTTGAGCACCGACTGTTCCCTGTGCACCTACTGTGCCTTGGGCTCCATCAGTTCCTTGAGTACCTAAAGTTCCTTGAACTCCTTGAGCACCAACAGTTCCTTGAACTCCTTGAGCACCTTCAGTTCCTTGTGTACCTTGTGTACCAACTGCTCCTTGGGCTCCATCAGTTCCTTGAGTTCCTTGAGAACCAACAGTTCCCTGTGTTCCCTGTGCACCTACTGTGCCTTGGGAGCCTAGAGTTCCTTGAGTACCTTGTGCACCTACCGTGCCTTGAGCACCCAGTGTTCCTTGAGTTCCTTGAGAACCAGTAGCACCAGCATCACCAGTACGAGCAAATGTAAATAAAAGTTCATCGTTATTGCTAAAGGTTCCGTTACCAGAAACATAAGCAACGTTAATACTAAACCAATTTGGTGATTCATCTGTAACACCAGAAATTGTATAAAGAGCAAAAGTAGCAATATCATTTTTCTTAGATACTTTTACGTGACCCTTGATTGTAGATGTTGAATCATCAATAGTGGTTAAGAAATTAGAAACATCATAGTTACCATCAGAAGGATTATCATCCAATGCAAGAACGGTTGCTGAGGCTAATGTAGCATTATTAAAACGAGCAAAATTATCGCCTGGGTCTGACATAGTTGTGCTAGTGCTAAATGTATATCCAACTGTAATACCACCAAATGAACCTTCAGCACCTTGTGCTCCAAGAGTACCTTGAGTACCTTGAGTACCATCAGTACCTTGTGTTCCTTGTGCACCGTCAGTTCCTTGTGAACCTAACGTACCTTGAGTACCATCAGTGCCTTGAGAACCTACTGTTCCTTGGGCTCCATCAGTTCCTTGAGTTCCTTGAGAACCTACAGTTCCCTGTGTACCTTGAGAACCTAGTGTTCCCTGAGTTCCTTGAGAACCAACTGTTCCCTGTGTTCCCTCAGTACCTTGAGTACCAACTGCTCCTTGAGCACCTACTGTGCCTTGAGCACCAACAGTTCCTTGTGATCCAACTGTACCTTGACTACCTTCAGTTCCTTGAGAACCAACTGTTCCCTGTGATCCAAGTGTTCCTTGTGTACCTTGAGTACCTTGAGTACCAGCACCAGTTGCTCCTTGAGCACCAGTAGTTCCTTGTGTGCCTGCTGCTTGCCATGCAGAACCGCTCCAAGTGCGTAAGTATCCCAGTACTGTGTCATAATAAATTTGACCAACTGTAGGGTCTGCTGGAGCAGTGGCTAAGTTTTGTATTCTTGCATTTTGTAATTCTAATTTGTTTAAATCAATTGGGGTTAAAAACTTACGGGCCATCTACATTATCTCCTTAAGATAAATACGCTTTTCCTGAAAAGGCTTGAGAGAACGAGACCGTAAGTGAGTTCGAATTAGTATATGTAATTTCGCCTTCATATATTGTACCAGCAGAGTCTACAACTGTAACGTTAGGTTTAAACCCTAAATTATGAGTGATTACCCAAGAAGCACTGACTGACCCTTGGGTGTGTTCGTAGGCTAGCGCCTGTGGTTCTAGTGCGTTATCAGTTGTTCCAAAGTCTTGGGTACCAGATGGTGTAGTTATTAAAATTACATCATTTACTACAATTGGAACACTAGATCCTGGTCTTACGTACTGACTCATTCTGTTACCTCTTCAGTCTTAAATATTTTTCCTCTAACGTATGTTTGGGTGACTCCGTCTTTTGTTAACTGTACGTCATAGTAAGATGTACGAGGCAACATTCGGGTCTGTGTTCCAGTGAGTGCTAATTTTAGAGTACGAAGGCCCGCTCCGTCTGCCGTACCTACGTTTGGAAATGTAATTGTAAAAGTTGTTATAACTCCAGGAATACCCACTCCTAGAATGTCTGCTTTTGCGGTATAGGTATCCACTTCAAAATCAAGCACGATAGTAAACTCATAAGCATCTCCCTCATACACAAAGAGGTCCTGAGTAACAATCGATACTGGAGTCTCCACATTGCCGTAGGTAGGGGTAGGAAGATGGACACGAGTAGCCGCAGAGCGATCATCAATCTCCTGTGGCTGGAATATTGGTACGTAGTGATTAGTGGTCTTTGAAATTCTGCGGAAACTAAATACATCGATCTTGAACATACCAATACCAAGTTGAGAACATAGTTCTTTGTATTGTTGTTTTCTAGACTCAATCATCTGCATTAATTGTTGGTAACGCTCAGAACGTGGAATGGTCACACCGTCTGGAGCGAAGACGTTAATATCAAAAGCAGCATCATTAGCCAAGGCATACAGGGCTAGAGTTGATGCATAAATAATTACAGGATATTCTTCAAGAGTTGGTAAATTTTGAATACTTACGCTACGACCATAGGCATCTGTGTGGAAGGCTGAGTGCTCAAGGAAGGCTGTGCTTATATAAGTTTGAGTTTCTGCGGTTGTAAAGTATCTAAAGTGATTTCCAGCAACAATAAAGTCGTCACCATCATCAGGAACATCATCACATACTATGTACCCAGTTGCTTCTTCAACCTCTACATCTTCGGAGATATCGGTGCCATTCCTAGTTACTATTAAGTTAGCGCCATCAAGAGGAGAATACGGAATTAAAAATCTATTAGTAGTTCCATCTGCTGTAAATTGATACACGAAAGACTTAGGTATATCACCAATTTCAGACCGTAGTCGATCTGCCAGGCTTGCAATCGTAGCCACATAACCTCCGTTAAAATTCTATGCCAATCATCTCGTGTAATAGAGATTTATTCAGCGCAAAATAAAAAGGGTCCAACTCCCAACTGGGAGGAGGGCGGGAACCAGTTGAGAGTCGGACTACTAGCGACGGCTAGTCTTTAGTTTGGCCGCCAAATATATCCAAGTTGCTCTAGATAATCGGCTAGTGATCTTGGAACTCGATACTTAACACCTGCTTTAAAGGTGAAAGTATTTCCGACTCCGTAACTCATGTCTTCAATATCAGTGATTGTGCGAATGATGACCATGTCACCTGCAGTTGATACTCCGACATTTTCGATTTCGTCAAGTACTAGTGGAGCATCTGGATTCTTAGGATCAAAAACATCCTTTTCCAGACTCTCTGTCTCAAGTTGGGTAGCGATAGATATTTCTTCTTTACGCTTCTTTAATGCTTCCGCATTCTTTTTTGTTGCTTGCTCCGCTGCTTTGCCTGTTGCATCAAGCGGACTTGTTTGTGTATTTGCCACGTTGTTTATTCTCCTAAGTTAGTTAGAGGTGGCTGGGAGCCAAAAAAGGAGTAAGGCTCCCAGACACCAGGGTAAAACAAATTAGTTGGTGTAAACCTTGCAGATCGCTTGATCTGTGATTACGCCAAGACCCCAAATTGCATACCAAGCAAGAGCGTGCTCACGACCGAAGTCAAGAACGCCACCATCACGAAGTTCAACTGGGAGAGAGATTGCGTGACCAAATGCATTGTCACCAATCATGATTGCTTCATAAACTGAAGCACCGTTTCCAGTTGCAGTAGTTAGATAACCCTTTTCAGCAGTAAAATCTGAAGACTCTGGGTTTCCACCATTTCCTGGAGCAGTGTTAGCCTTAACTGGAACTTCAATCTGTGATGCTGGAAGACCAACAGATGTAGAAGTTGTGTAAGCAGCGTTTACTGCAAGTTTTTTAACTTGAGTTGTCTCAATGAATACTACGTCGTACAAACGACCGATTTCACCAAGCATGAAGTTACCAGGTGCGGCGTACTTCGTTACTTCAATGAACTCTGGGTTTGAACGGATATCACGAGATTGCGCTGGGCTAATGAACATTACATAAGTCTCACCTAAGCGAGGAATGTTCTTAGAAGCAAGAGTAAGAGCAGCATCCTTAACTGCACCAGTTGATAACTTGTAGTTACCATCTAGGTCAGAGAATTGTGTTGCTACTGTACCTTCGTTGTACCAGTCATTTACACCTTGTACTGATGTGCGGTCATAACCGAACACTGCAGAAGTTGCTGCAGACAAAGTGTTACGTGCCTGTACATCTAGGTACTGTGCCATTTGGCGTCCTAGAAGACGGGATGCTGAAGCCATTACGTCATCAAATGATGCGTTTAATAGTAATTCAGAAACAGCAACAGCATAACCATGCTCTGCTACTGTGATTGCAATCTGCTCTGCAGTAAGTGCGTTTGTTGTCATACGAACGCCTTCTGTCAAAGGAGTTGGATCTACTGCGAAGTTCTTGTAACGAAGGAAGTTCACACGAAGACCAGGTGCTACACCTAGTTCAGTCTTCTTAACTGCGAATTGTTCGAAACGAAGAATTGGCATTGCCTGGAACAAAATTTCTTTCGACCAGATTGTTTGAATTGCTTGGTTCAGGCTTGTATTTGAGCCTGAGTAAGCGGTTGGGGCGCCTGCGAGTTGCCCTGTACCTGTAATTGCACTTGCCATTTAGGTCAAGTCCTTTCCTAGTAGTTGTTTGGGATTAACCGAACAGTCCCTGACCACGATTGCTGGCTGCTGTGCCAAGTAGTTTGGCTCTTTGTTTCGCATAATCCGCCAATGACATTTCCCTGATCGAATCAGGTGAGTACGATTTTTGTTCCGAATCATTATCGAGGGGTCCTGCGGCAGGATTAGTAATTCTAGTTCCTGCCATTTGTTGTCTTGCACTTTGCATTGCTTGTTGAGCAGATGACAAAATTCGAGCAGATTTTTCTTTCAACATTGAGATGCTCTGCTCTACTTCATCTGCACTGTTGCCGTCAATCAAGTCAATCAATTCAGGAACAATATTGTCCCGCTCTTGCTCAACTCTTTGTTGACGATAATTCATAACTTCTTGGAACTTACGTTCTTGTTCTAATAGAGCAAAGGCACGTTCTCTTTCAAGACGCTCAGCCTCTAATTGAGACTGAAATTCTTGCTCCTTCTTTTTTAGGAGGTCTTTAAAAGAAAGTTCAGATTCTTCTTCTTCTTTCTTCTGTGCTTCTTTGCGAACTAGTTCTTCAGCAACACGTTGTTCACGTTCTGCTTCTTTAGCGGCCTGTTCTTCACGAGCCTTCTTTAGAGATGAAAGTTCTTCTTTCATCTTTTCCATCTGTGGGTATAACTTTGCTTTCTCTTGTTCACGAGCCTTAGCAATGTCATCTGCACTATACACAGAACCTACCTCACTTGGATTTTCTTGTACTGGAAGTGCTGCCACAATTTCTGGTGACAGTAAATCAGTAGTTTCTACAGTGTTTTCCATAGTTATCACTTATCTTTCTTAGGTCGTTGTCCGAATGCCTTTCGGCGTATCACTGGGTTTTAACGAGATAATTGCACTTTATTTAAATGCATATGTCTCGGTAAATTCTGATTTTACATCAGAAATCTAATTAATCTCTGTCTACTGTTCTTCTTTGTGGAATTTTTGTTCCATAAGCATCAGTAACGAGTTTGTTTCTTATCTCAGCCTCTGCCTGAATTTCTATGCTTTCAGTCTCTTGGCTGGCTGAATTTAAAGGGTTTTGGTCATCTTGAGGACCCTGCATTCCATCACCCATAACATCTCCATCACCTAATTGTGTTGGTTGCATAGGAATAGCGCTACTGCCATCAGGTCCTGGCATCATGCCAGTCATGTCCATAATCTGCTTTTGAATTTGAACCTTTAGGAGTTGAAGAGCACCATCAGCCGATGCATCAGCCATAAGTTCTTGACGAATCTCAAGTAATTTCTCTTCTGGAAATTCTTCACCTAATTGACGTAGTGCACCTTCTTTAGACTCTAATCCCATACCTAGTTTAGTTTGAATTTCATTAAGAACGATAAGTTTATCAAGAGGCAATGGCTGAGGAAATTGTGCGTAGTTTA